TATAACTGTTAATAAAGAATCTAATCTTGTGCTAAATATATCGCAAGACGGATCACCACTATATCAAAAAGTAAATAGTGGTGGAACTACCAACATCAATATTATACAAAAATGAAAAAATTATTATCTCCATGGATGGCATTACTTACATTAGTATTAATGCTGGCGATTCGTATAGCGGATCCGTCTTTCGTTGAATCAGTTAGACTTCGCTACTTTGATCAATTAATAACAAGTAAGGAGACGACTACATCACAGCAGGTGCATGTGGTCAACATAGACGATGCCTATATTCGACAAAAAGGACAATTCCCATTCCCTCGTGGACAATATGCCCAACTCATTGCTGATTTGTATAATGCTGGTGCTGGGTTGGTTGTCTTTAACATCTATATGCCTGAGTCTGATCGTTTTGGTCAAGATTCTCAACTAGCAAATTTGATGAAGGAAGTTCCAGTAGTTCTTCCACATACAGCAACTACTGACAATATTAAAAATACATATCCACCATTCCGTCCTGGTGTGTCAGTGATTGGTGGAGAAAACGCAGGTGTCAACTATGGTAATATTGAACCTAATATTAAAGCTATTAATAATTCTGCTGCTGGTATTGGCATTGTTAATACCCTCCCAGAAATCGATGGCGTCACAAGACGTGTACCAATGGTTGTGCAAGCCAACGGAAATTTATACCCATCAATCACACTTGAAACCTTGCGTGTTGCCGCAGGAGATCCCTCTTTCCAAGTCAAAGTTAATGAAGGAACAATCGAAGCAGTACGTGTTCCTCAATTTGGAAAAATCACAACCGACGAACTCGGCAGAGTTTGGGTTGATTGGTCGTCAAAACCTATCGAGCATTCCGCAGCCAAATTACCAAAATCATTTGATGGAGGTATTGTCATCGTGGGACTCACCGCAAAGGGTCTTAACAATCCTGTCGCATCAGCAGTGGGTTCAGTATATCCTCATTACTTACAGGCAGCAGTTTTAGACACTGTCATGTCTAGTACCAACATCAGTCGTCCATGGTGGGCTGATGTCGCTGAACTTTCGTTTATGGTTGTTGCTGTAATTCTATCAATCTATCTAACAAGGTTTACACATGGCTACATCTTTGCACTCGCTTTGGGATTCATCGCCTATTGGGGTGGTTTCCAATTATTTGTGGGATCAGGGTATCTACTCGATGCTGCATTTCCGATTCTTACCTTACTCGTTGCCAGCTTCCATGGATACATTGTCAAGTTCCTTGTCGAGTTGCGTGCAAAACTTCAGATCAAAAAACAATTTGGAGGATATGTATCTCCCATCATTGTTAATCAATTGGCAGAAGATCCTGAAGGTGCAGCAGAACGATTGAAAGGTGAGAAACGTGACTTGTCTATTGTTATGACAGACTTACGTGGATTCACTACACTTGGTGAATCATTTGGTGCAGATGTGCAAGGGTTGACTAATGTAATGAATCGTTATATGGATGCACTATCTAAACCAGTATTAAAGAATGGTGGATGTATCATTAAGTTTATTGGTGATGCTTCACTACACGTTCACAACGCACCTGTTGATGATAAAGAGCACGCTATTACTGCAGTTAAGACTGCACTAGAAATGATTCAAGCAATCGAAGAGTTCAATAAAGAACTACAAGCAGAGGGTCGTCCACCTGTTGGTATGGGTGCTGGTGTTAATACTGGTCCAACTCTAATTGGTAATATTGGTGCCAACGATCGTTATGGTTATGACGTACTTGGTGATAGCGTATCAACTGCAGCACGTCTTGAGGGACAAACAAAAGGATATGGAGTTCTGTTGGTTATTGGTCCAGACACAGCAGAGCGAGTGAAACATGTTTATGACGTAGCACAACTTGATTGTATCGCAGTAAAAGGTAAAACTATTGGACTTCACATTTACGCAATCGCAAAAGTTGGTGAGAAGCATCAGCAGTACCTAGACGCATATTATTCTGGCGATTGGGAAAGAGCTAAACAATTATGTCAGGAACTAAAAGAAACTGGGGATTCGAACACGAATCCTTTACAAGAGTATTACAAGCTGATGTTAGAAAGACTACAGCAGGGCAAACCAAGCAATTGGGACGGAGTGTACCACGCAACAAGCAAGTAAAACAGTGGTATGATTTAGATGCAACAGAGATGTTCTTTGCAATAATTCTCCTAAGTATATTCGTATTTTGTTTTGTATGGGGATTCTTGGATATTCTACATACTATCGCTAACTAGGAATTAAAATGAACGATAAAAATCTAATTTGGGTGTTGGCAGTATTGCTGATAATCCCAATTGCATTCTCTATGATGAGTAGAGAGTCTTTTAGGTATCCATGTCAAGATCCAGCTAACTGGGACAAAGACATCTGTAAGATGCCAAAATGCGATGTTACACGCACATGTCCAGAACACATTTTTAAAGGTCAAAGAGATCCACGTCTTGGACCACCAACTGAACAACCAACATCTGGTGCACGACCAGCACAAACAACAGGAGCATGCAAATGAGTCAACCATTTATGTATACAGAAGAGCAGTTAATGGCTCGTCTGAAATTCTTCATCGGTATCTGTTTATCATTTACCCTTGTTGGAATTGTGTTCGTAGTTTTATACTCTATTATTTTTGTGACACAACCATTGAATGCTATTAGCCCTATTGATCAAAAGTTCTTTGAGTTGATTATCCCAATTGCAACTTTCTTAACTGGTACGTTGTCTGGTATTATGTTGGCAGGTGGAGATAAAGATGCGCAGAAGTTAGCACTTCAAGCTGCAAACAAAGGGTGGGATAAACCACCAGCACCAGTTGCTCCAACTCCGAGTCCTACTACTCCAAAACCAATGGGTATGATGGGTGCAATGCCACCACGTCCAATGGCTCCACCCCCATCACAGAATGGGTTTGGGTTTGACTTTGCACCAGCATCTCCTTTAGCTGATGCGACTACAATGCCAGTGTTTGAAGCTGGAGATCCAACACATAGAAACAGTCGAAACGACTAAAACCCCACACTCTGTAGGGTTATTAACCCCTGTAAGTTGTTGATATTACAGGGGTTTTTTGCACGCAGAAAGTTGTTGTCTTTAATTGCAATTTGCGGCATAATTATATTATGATGAATGATAAAATGATTAAAAAGTTGGGTGCTCTTAGTGGCTGGGTTGGAATGGTACTTATTCATGGTGCAACTCTACCCACTACTTTGAGTGTGATTTTAGGCTATAGTTCTACTGTCCCTCCAGTGAGTATGGTTCTATTGGTTTGGACTGGTTTGTTTTTGTTCTTGATTCGTGCAATTGTGAACAAAGATACACTCTACATAGTTTCAAATGCAGTTGGATTCTTCTTTAACAGTATCCTACTTGCACTGATTGTCTTCAAGTGATTGTTGACATTTATTTGACATTGATGTAGAATAACAGTGTTAGTGGATGATTGAGATAAAGGATATATGATGCGTGGTTCGATTAGGATGTTGATTGGTTTTCTCGCAGTTTATGGTGCTGTCGGTGGCATGGATGCTGGTCCAAGTGAGTACTTTGCTTATCAGTTTGCTGCTGCAGTGATTGGGTTATTTGTGATGTATTCTGGTGTAAGGGCTATGAATCGTTATGAGTAAAATGGCAGAACTTTCGATGCAGATCGATGAATTGGTAGAAAAGGGTATGTCTGCCAAGTTTATTGCAGTGACTCTTAATGTCCCCATCGAGTGGGCTGAGCATGCAATTGAAGAAAGAATGAACGAAGAAATGGTAAGCCAATACGAGTGTATGGAGTACTCTCGTCAGCTGGAAGATTTTTCTCCGTTTGATACATTTAATAGTTGAGGTGAATATGCAGTATGGATTTTATAATGGTAAACAATACGAAAAAGAGCATGGCTCTTTCTTCGATCGTGGTGCAGCTGACTCTTACTATGGTCGTATGCGTGACCCACATCGTGGTGGTGTAGGTGGAATGTCTGGTCCAAGGATCGTGGCAGAAACTGCAGAAGAGCTAGAAGCATACCATGCTGGGTATGATTACAATGAACAATATGGCGATAAGAAAAGTTGGGATTAATAATGAATAATAGTGAACGTGAGATTATGTTAATTGCACAGGAAGAATGTGCAGAGGTGACTCAAGCGATTAGTAAGGTATTTCGATTTGGGTTTGATAGTGTTTACAATGGTCGTAGCAACAAAGAGAGACTTGAAGAAGAAATTGGCGATCTTATGTGTATGTTACAGCTGATGGCAGAACGAGATCTCATTGATTGGGGTATTGTTTCTCTTGCAGCAGGTGCGAAGAAAGTTAAGTTATCAACTTGGAGCAATATTAAATGAGTGGCTTATATAATATGTTGTTTGGTGAGAATGCCTCACAAAGTGAATTTTTGTTTGCCTTGCTAGGTAAAACAAGAGAAGATTTTGGTCGTTATCGTGACATCTACGTTACAGATGAACACATCGTTGTTCATACACGTAATGGTGGTGGTAATCGTGATGACTATGAATATGTGTTTGATGAAATGTCTGAACATCCGTTGTATGCTTATGACGAAGACGATGACTTTGACTGCACATACGCTAACATCTATTTTAGACATCCAGCTGAACATGCTGAAGTCTTGAAAGAATTAGCTGAAGGCACAATCACACCTAGTGAAAAGTGGCAAATGCTGTTTGCTGCATTGGAGAAATAAATGGGAATTCGTTGGATTGAGAATGTGAGTATGAGTGATGTTCATCTTGGTCATCATAGTGACCTAGGAGAGAACACTATGCTCATTCGCATTCAAGACCCTGCCACAGAATTCAAACCGACTAAATACAACTTCAAAGAAGTTTACTGTTTCGAGTTTCTTGACGCAGAAGATGAAGATGGTTTTCCAGACGAGTGTAAAATTAATGACAGTCAAGCCAATGAGATTGCTTGTCTATTGAGTCATGCTCTGGAGAAGAATATGAACGTAATTGTACATTGCCATGCTGGAATCTGTCGCAGTGGTGCTGTGGTTGAGGTTGGAACAATGATGGGGTTCACAGCTGTGGATCGTTATCGTCAACCTAATCTGCGTGTCAAGCATAAGATGATGAAAGCATTGGGATGGACTTACGATGCTAATGAGAAACAAGAAGGTAAGGGTGGAGAGATCTCCTCTGGTGGTATCATTATTCCCTTTGGAGGAACATATGGAGTCGAAACATGATTACAATTGATGGTTTAACTAAAGGGCAGGTAAATCTTTTAGACATCATGTGGTCTATTCAGTCTGCTGAAGTCTATGATGAATGGAAGTCTGCTCTTTCAGAAGAATTACAAGACATGGTCGATGTCTTGGAACAGTTAGTACTTTACGAAACTCTTGAAGAAGGATTGCAAGATTATTCACAAGCACAGGAAGTGTTAAAGAAATTTGCTTTGTAAAAAATGATAGTGTATAATAAAACAATGAAACCTAGAGATCCAATTGCAAAGGATCTACGCACTCCAAAGTATCGCATGCGAAAAGTGGAGAGCAAGGTTCATTACATTCGTAAACCAAAGCACAAAAAGGACACGTATGAGTCTTAACTATGAAGCTGAGTTCTATCGTAATGGTCTATTAAAGACTGTTAAGGTTAGAGAACACAACGTAGGTACATCTTATGAAACAATTGAATTTACTATGACAAGTAAACTTACTGATGAGAAAACAGGTAAGGTTATTATTGATAGTGGACACACCGCATTCTTTGCTCCAAAAGAGTTTAAAGAATTCTTTGGTCCAATTTTTAATGATTTAAAAGCGAGATTGGAAAATGAAGACAGTATTCAGCAATGAAAAAGAGTTTGAAGAATTTAAAACTTGGACACGAGGAGTACTCCACGATGCAAACGTCAAAGATTTGTGCATTACTTTCACCAAAAAAGATGGAACAGAACGAGACATGTTCTGCACCCTCGTTGAAAGTAGAATTCCAGCAGAGAAACAGCCTAAGTCGCAAGCATCAGATAGCACGACTACTGGACAAGGAGTTGAATCAGCAGTTCGAGTCTTTGACACAGAAAAGCAAGAGTGGAGATCCTTCCGCTGGGACAGCGTAAAGAAAGTGAGTTTTGATCTATGATTAAGTTAATTGGATCGTTTGGTTTAGTTGTTGGTGTATTGCTTATTGTGGCGATCGCTGTTCTATTCCCAATTCTGTTTATTTGGGCATTGAATACTTTGTTCCCTGTTCTTGCGATTCCCTATTCGCTTGAGACTTGGTCTGCAGTTGTATTGATGCAGATTTTCTTTAAAACATCTATTGAGTATAAAAAGGATAAATGATGAATTATGTTCTAACACAAGAACAAAAGAATGACTTGCAAAAAGCCATTCGTGAGATTAGTGATTCTATGACACGCACTGAAGCTGAGAGAGATTTAATTAAAGAGATCGTAAAGGATCAATCTGACTCTTTGCAGATTCCAAAGAAAGTTATTTCTAAGATTGCAAAGACATATCACAAACAGAATCTACACCAAGAAGTTGCAGACCACGAAGACTTTGTGGCTCTATACGAGAAAATCACTGCGAAATAACCCTACTGAGTGTGGGGTTATTAGTTGTCTTTAATTCACCTTTGCGGTATAATATATATTATAATGGAGGTTAGGAACCTATGAATTTGAATGCTGCAAAGAAACGTGCTAAGGCACACGCTGAATTAAACAAAGTTAAGAATGAACCAACCATACGTGCTGAGAACTACAACGTAGACATTAGCACTGCATTGGTATGGTATACTTAAAACACAGACTAAAATAAACGACTCAAGTATGCCATTGAGCATTTTGCCAAACTAGGCAAAAAGAACGAAGTCATTGCACTGAATCGTGCAACCGACTTTGAAGTTCGCCAGATTGGTATCTTGTGTCGTCTTCTATCTAATGGTAACACTTTATCAGATGAACACATGGCTCTTCTTGAGAGTCGAGTTGCTGTTCTGGTTGCCAAATATAAAGTTATCAAAGAAGTCAAGAAAGAAACTAAAGTCACAACCAATGTGATTAGTATTCAAGAACGCATGGAAGAAAAAGCCAGAGATCTTGCTGGTGAAATCGAGGGTGCGATTGATGACTTTGTTATCTCAAAAGGTAAGAATACATTTTCAGCGAAAAATTATCTCTTGTCTCAATCTGTCTCCGCACCAATTGCAAAACGTATTGGTGACATGTTTGTTAAACAATATAACGAACTAGCAGACGCTATCAATCAAGAAGATGAACAACTTGTAGAAGGCTACTCGAACTTCTCTAAGCGAGAGTTGAAAGCATTCCACAAGTTTGTGGGTGAGATTATCGATGACTGTCATCAGATGGTTCAAACTGCTAAAGCTGGTCGTGCACCACGTAAACGTAAGCCACAACCACTAAGCAAGATTGTTTCAAAGATGAAGTATATGAAAGAGTTTACAGAACTTTCGCTGAAATCTGTTAAACCAGAAACAATTGTTGGCTCTACAGAAGTTTGGATTTACAATACCAAATATCGTAAGGTGACTGTGTATAAAGCAGACAATGGATTGTTGTCTGTAAAAGGTACTACAATTCTTGGATTTAGTTTGAAAGATTCTCAGACAATGATGCTACGTAAACCAGAGGAATTCTTTAAAGGATTGGCTCTTGGAAAACGAGCATTGAATAGTGCCATGAAGAAACTAACAACAAAACCTTCCACACCAAATGGTCGTGTGAATGAAGAGTGTATTATTCTTGGAGCGTTTTGATGGAGTTTACTTATATCGCTGATGGTATTGAAGCAGTTGTTATTGATAACTTTTATAGTGAAGAAGAACTATCTCAACTATTTAAAAGATTAGATGAATTAACACCATGTTTATCTGCAGATAAAGATAAATTAGAAGCTGCAGTTGATGTCAATGGAAACTTTATCACAACAAAATATGGAACATGGTTAAGTGATGAGAATGATCCATTCGTGACTATACCATTTAATAAATTCTCACGTAAAGAGATGTATGATAAGTTTATGTCATACAATAGCCTTTATAAAATCTTATTTCATTTGAATAGAAGGTCTACTCTTATCTCTTATTATGAAAATGCTGGTTATTATTCAAAACACACCGATGCAAGTGTATTCACAATATTAAATTACTTTTATAAAGAACCAAAATCATTTAGTGGTGGTGAAATTATAGTACACTCACACGATATGTCTAAAAAGGTTGTCATAGAACCAACAAATAATAGAGTTGTTGTTATACCAAGTTGTGCACTGCATGAAGTCACTCAAATTGAAATGACATCAAAACAACTTGATGGAACAGGAAGATATTGTTGTTCTATATTTTTATCAGATGAATATATTAAGCAAGGTAAATTATGATTTTAGTTGATTATTCGCAAGTAGCACTTGCAGCGATTCTAACTTTCCAGCGTGAATTGAAAGGTACTGAGTCTGAGGTGAAGAACCTAATTCGTCACGTGACATTATCCACACTTAAATCATACAAGAAAAAGTATGGTAAAGAATATGGAGAGATGGTCATCTGTTGCGATGGGCGAAAGTACTGGCGAAGAGAATACTTCGAACATTACAAAGCATCACGTAAAAAGAATCGTGATAATAGCGATCTCGATTGGCACTTGATTTTTGACACACTTAATGAGATGCGTCAAGACATCGCCAAGAACTTTCCGTGGAGAGTTATTCATGTAGATCGTGCAGAAGCAGACGATGTGATTGCTGTCATGACTGAGTATCTTCAACAGAATGACTTAATCATGGAAGGTTTAGTCGAAGAACCACAAAAGGTTTTGATTCTGTCTTCTGATAAAGACTTCAAACAACTGCAGCTTGCACCATACTCAAGCGGTAATGTGCGTCAGTGGTCACCAATGCAGAAGAAATATATCACTGCAACAAAACAAGAAGTGTTTGATTTCACTGTTGAACATATTGTTAAGGGTGATGCAGGCGATGGTATTCCTAACATCTTATCTAAAGATGACGTGTTTGTAGTTGGAGATAGGCAGAAACCAGTTAGTGCAAAACGTCTGGCTGAGTTTATTGAGAAAGGTATCTCTGCATGTCGTACTGATGAAGAACGTAGAAACTGGCAGAGAAATTCTACACTGGTTGCGTTTGATAACATTCCAAAAGATGTTAAAGAATCTATTATTACTACATACCTAAGTAATAAACCGACAGGTGATAAGATGACTGTTATGAACTATCTTATGGAACATCGTTGCCGATTATTGCTTGAAGAACTAGAGGACTTTTAATGAGAAAATATCTAACACAAATGATGCAGGACATTAATGATAACCCAAAGAACATCCAGAACTACAAGGATGATTTTCTTTTGAAGGTTATCTGTGCTCATGCATTCTTACCTGACTATAAAATGTTATTGCCAGAGGGTGAGCCACCATTTAAACCAACTGCTGAACCGATGGGTATGACACCAACTAATCTATTCAGCGAAGCTAAACGATTCTATGTATTCTGTCGTAAGGATTTAACTGCTATTAAGAGAGAATCACTGTTTATTGGTTTACTTGAAAGCATTCATCCAGAAGAAGCAAAGATTGTAATCGCAGTTAAAGACCAGAAACTACATAAAATGTTTCCAAAGATTACACACAAGCTAGTTTCTGATGCTGGTATTATTCCTGCACCAGTTGCAAAAGAGAAAAAGAATACGCAAGAAACTACTTGACATCTAACCCTTTTTAGGGTATAATTATATTATGAAACCGACTAGTGAATTCTTTGCAACTTTAGGGCAGTACGTATATCAATACATTGATGACGAAGGAAAAGTCTATTACACTGGTAAAGGTAATGGAGATCGTTGTTATGCTCACGTAGCTGACAAAGGATTTAATCCTGAACACTGCCACATCGTTGCTAGAAATCTAGAGAAGTTTGAAGATAAGAAAGATTGGCAGTCTTTCTTATTAGAGTCTTATTTAATTGCTACATTAAATCCAGATGGTAATTCTGTGTCTGGTCACTACAAGGAGTGTTTTACTATGGCATCATTGTCCTCTATGTTCACAACATTCAAGAGCGACCAGTATGATATGTTTGAAGCACTACCATCATGGTATGTAGAGAACTATGATACTTTTCGTGGTCGTCTTCGAGAAGTAAATCTAAATGCTACCACTGCATTCTTTTTGAGTAATGCTCGAAACAAAATGTACATGATGTGGTGGTGGTCTCCCAATTCAGAAGATCCTATCAAAGTCACATTTGAGGTAAACTTGCCTGATGGTGAAACACTGAAGTCTCAGAAGGAGACTATGCGTAAGTGGTTAAAAGAAAATGGATATGACAAAGTCCATGATGATGGTAAGGTTCAAAAGTTTGCTGTGTTTGCTCAAGATATTGACGCAGTGATTGTGTTGTTCAAAGAATTTATGAGTTAATTGAAAGGAAATATATTATGCCAAATTGGTGCGACAACAGTATGCGTCTTTATCACGAAGACAAAACAAAGATCGATGCTTTAGAAGCAGAGATGAGTAAGAAGAATGACGATGGTCATTTTATGGCAGAGCCATTTAATCATTTGTGTCCTCGTCCAGCTGACCAAGAAGAAAACTGGTATGACTGGAACTGCACAAACTGGGGTACAAAGTGGGATGCTAGCATCATTGACTGGTGTCGAGATAGCGACAATGAGTTGACTATCTACTGTGATACTGCTTGGAGTCCACCGATTGCTCTATATGAGTATCTCACTGAACAAGGGTGGCAAGTTGATGCATACTATCATGAAGGTGGCATGGGCTTTGCTGGTAAATGGAATTCTGAATTTGGTGATGATTACTATGAGTATGACATCACAGAAGCTGAGTCTATCGAATCTCTCCCAGAAGACATCGTTGACTTTGCTGGTTTAGAAAATGCTCATCGTGAGTGGTTAGAATCAGAACTACAAGATCAATGGGGTGACGCTGAACGCACTGATTGGTATGATGCTAAGGTCAATCCAACTCGTGCTGGATGGTATGAAATCACCACTGCTGGTTGGGACTTCCCTCAGTTTTCTGAGTGGACTGGAGATCGTTGGATCTGTTACAACGAGGTAGCAAAGTGGAGAGGTCTTGCAGAAGATCCTAGTTGGGATCCAGTTGCAGAATTAGATAAGATTGTATTAGATGAAACAAAAGTGGATTGATGCATTTATGGACACAGCCGAGCGTTTTGCTCAACTGAGTTCTGCAAAACGATTGCAAGTTGGTGCGGTTGTCGTAAAAGACAATCGTATCATCTCAATCGGATATAATGGTATGCCATCTGGATGGGATAATACTTGCGAAGAGATTATCGAAGTGCATGAAGATGGTGGAGTTGTCACTAGAACTAGAGACGAAGTGATTCATGCAGAAGCAAATGCTATCAGCAAACTTGCAAAGAGTGGAGATAGTGGCGATGGTGCTGATTTGTTTTGCACTCATGCACCATGTATTCATTGTGCCAAGATTATCTATGGTGCAGGTGTGAAGAAAGTTTATTATCGCAATTCTTATCGTGATGAAGTGGGATTGCAATTTTTGGAGAGATGTGGGATTGGTATTGAAAAAACCGATCAGTGACATTGAAAAATATCATCGTGAGAAATAGGTGAAAACCCTGTTTCATTGCCTAAGTAAATCGTAGGCTATTTTAAATTAACAAAACTAATGGAGTGAAATATGTTGACAGTTGGAGATAAAATTGAGAGATTCGTTGTAACTGGTATCAATCCAGGAAGTGATCAATTCTTTGATATCACAGAAGAATCATTTGAAGGTAAATGGAAAGTTATTGTCTACTACCCTAAAGACTTCACATTCGTATGTCCTACAGAGATCGTAGCATACGATAAGTTGTTTCAAGATTTCGCAGATCGTGATGCAGTTCTATTGACTGGTTCTACAGATAATGAATTCTGTAAACTTGCATGGCAGAAGCATCATCCAGATCTTGCCAAGATCAAACACATTCAGTTTGCTGACACTCAGCGTGAATGGGATAAGTCATTGATCGAACAACTCGGTGTTTTCTATGCACCTGCTGGTGCTGCACTACGTGCTACATTCATTGTTGATCCAGATAATGTGATTCAGCACGTTACTGTAAACAACTTGAATGTTGGTCGTTCACCTGAAGAAACTCTACGTGTTCTTGACGCACTTCAGACTGGTGAGTTGTGTGCATGTAATCGTACAGTTGGTGGAGAGACACTATAATGGCATTCATCGATTCTGTTAAAGAAGCGTTGCCAGAATACGCAAAGGACACCAAGTTAAACTTGGACGCAGTCCTTTTGCGTAGTACTCTGCCTGTTTCTGAAGCAATGGGTTGTGCTGTGGCTGCATTAGCTGCAACTGGTAACGGTAAGCTGTTGGGTGTTCTGCTTGCAGATGCACCTGATGACGCAAATGCAGCAATGACTGCTGCAAGTTTGATGGCGCAGAACAACGTATGGTATCCATATGTAGAAATGACAGAAGACCCTGCTCTTGCTGGTCTACCTGCGCAATTACGTATGAATGCAATTGCTACGCATGGTGGTACTACTAAAGAAAGATTCGAAGCATACTCATTAGCTGCATCTATCGTAGGTAAATGTCACTTTTGTGTAAAAGCACACTACGATGAATTAAAGAAAATGGGCTACCCTGTTGAGAAATTGCGAGACATTGGAAGAATCGCTGCAGTTATGAATTCTTGTGCTAAGGTACTAAATTCTTAATTGCAAAATATATTTTAAAAACTTGACAAAAATACGTTTTTGAGGCATAATTCGTTATAAATAGATTACTGACTGCAGTATACCTTACCAAGTTGTAGGGTTATCTGCAGAAAGTACTTGACAAATAATCACTTTTAGGGCATAATTCTTTCTATCATGAAAATCGTTTGTATATCCAGAATGCATAAACAGCTACCATTATCAAATAATGGCTGGACAAGCACACGCCCATCATTTGCGATTGAATATGATACTGGGGGTTTTGGCAAGTAAGACTTAGAAGATACAAAGTATACTTACCAAAACCCTCGATGAAAATCGAGGGTTTTTTGTTTTAAGGGGTTGACAATTATGTCAACATGAGATAAGATCTCTCCCTGTTCTTTAAAAATTTGGGATTCTGTTGGAGATTGGTGTAGTGGTAGCACACTTGACTTTGACTCAAGTAGTACAAGTTCGATTCTTGTATCTCCTGCCAAACAGAAGTGCACTCAAAGGCTAAATGCGCAAGCCGATGTTGCGGAAACAGCTTCACTGATTAGTGGGGTTGGCAGGTTCAATTCCTGCGAGAGTGTTCTTCTGTTTGGTATAAACAATGCAGGTATAACTCAATGGTAGAGTAATCGGCTTTTAACCGATAAGTTGTGAGTTCGAGTCTCACTGCCTGTACCAACAATTTCGATGGTGTTCTTAGTGTAGTGGTCTGCACATCTCGCTGTGACCGAGATAGTATGAGTTCAATCCTCATAGAACACCCCATGCAACTCTAGCTGATGTGGTCATAGCGGTGGTCTGAAGAGCCATTGAAACAGGTTCGATTCCTGTGGGTTGCACCAAAAGTATTTGCCGAGGTAGCTCAGTGGTAGAGCAGTGTCTTGATAAGGCATTGGTCAAGAGTTCAATTCTCTTTCTCGGTACCAAATTTATTGTGCATGAGCAAGCAAGGTGTAGGCACTCCGCTGTTAACGGAGCATGAGTTAGGTTCGATTCCTAAATGCACAGCCAGTTTTTCTCGGTGTAGTTTAGTGGTAAAATTCGTGCTTTGGGAGCATGTGTCGGAAGTTCGATTCTTCCCACCGAGACCAGTTTTGGGGAATTAGTTAAATGGGATAACATCGGCTTTGCAAGCCGAGATTGAGAGTTCGATTCTCTCATTCTCCACCAAAATAGATGCCTCGTTAATTTAATGGTAGAATGCCCTCCTTACAAGTGGGACACGGCAGTTCGATTCTGTCACGAGGTACCAATACCCGATTAGTGAAATGAATATCACGCCATGCTACGAACGTGGAAGTGGAGGTTTGATTCCTTCATTGGGTGCCAGATTACGGAGGGTTAATTCAGCTGGGCTGAACACTGTCTTGAAAACAGTTGGACTGCGAGAGCGGTTGGAGTTCGATTCTACCATCCCTCCTCCAATATTTTTGTGCAAAAAGAAAACATCTTGCTGGACTCCCGTCCCCAGCAATTCGGCAGTAATGCGTTGGGTAAAAGTCTCAGCTCGGGAGCTAATTTATGAAAGGAGTTTGATATGCCAAGTGTATTTCTAACAAGCGATACTCACTTCGGTCATCTTGGTGTATGCAAATTCACTAGAGATGATGGTGAGAAGTTACGACCATGGACAGATCCAAATGAAATGGATGAAGATATGGTCAAAAGGTGGAACGAAACTGTGAAACCCACTGATAAAGTTTATCACTTAGGTGATGTTGTGATTAACAGGAAAGCACTGTCAATCATGCATCGTTTGAATGGTGATAAAGTTTTAATTAAAGGTAATCACGACATCTTTAAGTTAGAGGATTATACTCAACACTTTAGAGATATTCGTGCTTATCATGTTATGAATGGTTTAATTCTATCACACATACCTGTGCATGAAAGCAACCTGTATCGTTTCGGTGCAAACATTCATGGTCATACTCATAGCAATAGAGTTATGATGACTGATCAATATGGTGTCACTAAAATTGATCCAAGATACTTTTGTGTGTGCGTTGAACAAACAGACTTCAGACCCATCTTGTTTGAAGACGTACTTGATAGAATTAAAGATCAAGGTGGTGTGGTTGGTTTCAAAACCAAAGGTAACAATTAATGGAGAGTGGGCAGGATGGTAATGCAGCGGATTGCTAATCCGTAGATTTAGGAAACTAGGTCACAGGGTTCGACTCCCTGACTCTCCACCAGTTCTAATGTAGAGTCGCTCTCTACCGCAAACGTAAGCGATATGCGTGACAGTCGAGGAGAGACCCGAGCCAGAATTTTGGGCTGTTAGCTTAAAGGTAAAGCAGTGAACTCATAATTCATTGAGTGTTAGGTTCGAGTCCTACACAGCCCACCAATGCCCATGTGGACAAATTGGTAAAGTCATCTCTCTCAAAAGGAGAAGTTCTCTCAGTTCGAATCTGAGCATGGGTACCAGATAGTTGTTGACATGTAAGATTAGTTGAGGTATAATAAAGTTTCTGCGGATGTGATGGAAGTGGTATACATATCAGACTTAAAATCTGAGTTCTGCGAGTTCGAGTCTCGCCATCCGCACCATACCCCTATCGTATAATGGAAAATACAACTCTCTTCTAAAGAGTGAATGTGGGTTCAATTCCTGCTGGGGGTGCCAGATTTGCACGCATGACTGAATGGTAAGGTAGCTGTCTGCAAAACAGATGTTCGCAAGTTCGATTCTTGCTGCGTGCTCCAGATTGCAAAACAGATGTTGTCTTGCAAAATTAGTTAGTGTATAATAGTTGTTCTTCTGAAAATCCTCTATAAGTCATTAGTCGAAACTGATGCATGAGGTTTAGCTGGGAAGCTAATCGGTTTGGTAGATGTCCGAGATCATCTACCACTATACTGCGTTCGACTTCAGGTGAGGTCATCACCCTTTCAAGGTGACTAGATGGGATCGTTACCCATACGCAGTACCATTAGTTGTATTGTTATGGAAAAATTCAGTGTTCACTTGGATAATGCACTCTCACTGACGTCAATGTCTGCAGGCACACGTTACGAGTTGACTGAAACGAAAGCGGAACAAACTGTTGACGAACAGTCCGTATAAGCGACAGCGATAAAAGCAAACGGTAGTAGGGTTATTACTATCCATAACATGACAATACAACTAATGGAAATTTTGGAGGCATTGATGCTATGGCGTGTGCATCGGCGGACTGTAAATCCGTCCCCTCGTGGTAAACATTCTTGGTTCGACTCCAAGTGCCTCCACCAAAATTTGGCTCGTTAATATAATGGTCATTATGCCTGCCTGTCTAGCAGGACACAGGAGTTCGATTCTCCTACGAGTCGCCAAGGATTGTTGCTGGTAACAACAATGGGTGAAATGCTCTTGCCCTTATAACGAAGAGTCGCTCGGCAACGGAGCGTTAGTGGGTTGTGAGTTTTCTGCATACTGGTAAGTTAAAGATGCTTATCGATGTCGTCGCAAGATGGCTTTTTCTCTAAAATGCAGATAGTTTAGACTGTGACTTATAGACAGTTGGCTTAATGATACTGTTACCAGAATAACAGATCCACTCTCGCACTAGAGTGATTCCTCGCAAGGGAGACGGATTACCAGTCCATGGCACTAATTATAGCGGATTAGAGAAACGGTATCTCGAGAGTTTCATATGCTCTAGTTGTTGGTTCGATTCCAGCATCCGCAACCATGCTCTACTAGTATACTGGTATTATGTCGGTTTTGTAGTCCGAAGAAGGTGGTTCGATTCCATCGTGGAGCACCATACAAAAGTAGATTGACAAGAACAACTTACCACTGCAATGGATCTTGTTCAAGTCGATTTGCAGATCGAGTGGAACCATAATTGCCATTTAATCTACTTTTGTATGGTAATGTAGCATAACGGTAGTGCACCACCTTCATACGGTGTTCAGTGAGAGTTCGACTCCCTCCATTACCACCAGACATAAGTAGTAAGTATTCGCCCAGATGACGGAAT